GTGAAGTGCCAGATCGGCTTGCCGGGCTGTGAGAAAAAGAATGCGGGGTACTCACGCTACAAGCAGTTTGCGAAGGTTGGCCCTGCCCTTGACGCTTGCGAGTCTTGTGCTCGCACGCCATACGAGCAGCCCCCGCAATTTCAGGGAGAACAAAAATGAACAACGTGCTTCTTTTAAGTGAAGTTTTCCCAGAGCCCACTGCGCACGAGGTCTGGGTTCGTGATCGTATTAAATGGCACACGCAATACGACCCGGCAGATGATGGGCCGGAGACGAATTGGGAGTTCCGCAGATGGACGGGACTAGTGATCGAGCAAGTAGCTCTCGTGCAGCTAGTTGAAGATGTTCTGGATTCAGAAAATTGGCTCAATCCTCACTCGCATCAATTCGGAGACGATGGTCATTTTCCAATGTGGGAGCGTACGAGGGAATGACGTGCATTTCAAACGTATGCCGTGGAGGGCAGCGATGAAGATGGTTCGAATCGAGGGGACAGCACACACACTTTCATGTGTGGCCTGTAAAACAGATGGAACCGGTGGGGACACGCCTTATCAATCTGCGGCGACAGGGGAGTTCAAGCAGCCGGAGGATTGGTATGTTGCCGAAGGTGGCTTTGGACCGTATTGTACTTCGTGTGCATCCAAGATCGCACAAGGGGAGGACACAACGCGCAGTGTCACGCAGTTTTATGATAACACAAAAGGCACACAAATCGCAGTGGAACATTTGGAGGAATCATGATTCAAATTCAAGTTACAGAAAAAGAAGTAACTCTGATTGCTACAGCGTTGCAAGCGTATGCAGAGGATTTGAATGAGGCTGCAAGTGCAGTTCTCAGCCCTTTTCTCAAGCGGAGTCTTCGATCAGATCATAATCTTGTGACTAATTTGATTGGTCGTTGCGACCCGTCTGCGGCGGACAAAGTAATTCGAGATTATTTAGCACAAGGCGACAAGATTGGGGCCATCAAGTACTATCGTGCTGTTAGTGGTCTCGGGCTCAAAGAAGCAAAAGACTATGTCGACTCACTTCAATAGAGACGTGATTCGTCCCTAACTTTTGATGGTGAATAAAGAAGCGACTCGAGAAAAAGCCCGTGCCAAGCGGCTGATGGATAATTACAAGTTGACCATCGAGCAATACGATAAGATTTGGACGTACCAGTGTGGCGTTTGTTATGCTTGCGGTCAGCCGGAGCCTGTAAAAGGCCGTCGTCTATCTGTCGATCATGATTGGAAAACTGGTCTGGTCCGCGGTCTGTTGTGCTCCCGTTGTAATCCCATTCTCGGCAAGATCGAGCGCGCGTTTTTGCGTTATGGTCTTGGTAAAGTTCACGGGCTGGTCATTGCTGAATTTCTTTCATTTTTAGTGAGCTATTTGAAATCTCCTCCGGCTTTCACGGCTTTAGGAGCACCACATTTTGGCTACCCTGGTCGTACTGGCACAAAGGCGCATCGCAAGCGTATTCAACGAGATAGGCGGAAGGAGACGTGATATGTCCTTAACTTATACGAGGCATCAAAAGTGAGCGCAAACGACACGCAAATAGCGACTACCGCAAAGAGCGAAATCGATTGGGTCCGCCATCATCTGATTGTAATAGGTGTGGCTGCTCTTTTCTCAATTGGCGCGATATTCGCCATTGAAACTTTGCTGGCGAATAGAGCACATGATCAGTGGCAGCAAGCATTAGGCCTTTTGAATCAAATGCAAAAGCAGAATGATCAAGTCCAGGCCACTACAAAAGCACAGATCGACGCGTTAACTCAACAGAATGTTGTACTTGAACAACAATACAGTGCTGCGATGCAGGCGATAGCCTCTCGCGACGCACAACTCCTCCGAGATCGTGGAGAGATTAAATCACTCCCGCCTACCACATTGGCGACTAAGTGGGGAGCCTCAGCGAACGAACCGGCGCCGGTAATTTTGGCGAACGGGGATTTTGATGTTCCGCTGCCTCTCGGACAAAAGTCGTATGATGCCCTCCTACAAGTTCCCGTTTTGACGAAAGACAATACTGACCTGAAAGCTGCTGTCGTAACGAAAACTCAGGAAGCTGCGAACAATCAGCAGAAGGTCGAAGATGAGCAGAAGGCCCACAAGTCGGACAATGAAACCTGCAAGCAAACAATAGCAACAAAGGATGCCGAAATCAAGAGCGTGAAAGCAGACGCGCGTAAGCGTAACATAATTGTGTCTGTGCTCAGCCTTGCCATAGGCCTTTTGCTACACCACTAACTTGACTCCGAGGAAAAACATGAACGTACCAAAGGCAGAACGCCGTACTGTGGAAGAAGTGTCAGCAATTTTCAGTAAGCATGCAGGAAATATTCGCGCGTCCGCAAAAGAATTAGGCATCGCGCGTTCATCTGTGCGCCGCATTTTGAAGAGCACCGGCCTTATGAAGAAGCCGCTCGCTGGTGGAACCGTCCAAGGAAACGAAGTTTTTGTTGAGACTTTGCCAACGAAAGGAAAGGTTCGCCGTTACATTCTTACGTCTGCGCAAAATAACACGTATGTACATGAGGGCGTGTGGAACAATTTGCTTGCGCTGGCTGAGCATTACAGTGCTGAAATTCTGATCGGCACTTACACTTATAATCAGAATCATTACGGCAAGTTAAGCGTCAAGCAGGGCAAGGATAAGCCAGTTGAGAAAGAATTATGGTACGACCCAAAGCTGCAAGTTGTCGGATTCAGCAAAATTTGCGATAAGCGCGTTCAGCTAGCCGATGGGCTAGTGTGGTGTGGTGAGTATAACGCAATCCCGACCAACGTGAATCCGCTCGCCGGTCTGGAGTCATACACTGGCCGCAAGAGTGCCATCTTTCCGCATGCAAAATTAGCGATGCGTTCGGTCGCTTCCTTCCAAGGCGAAGGTGTGAAGTTGAATTACACGACTGGCACCGTTACTCAGCGCAACTACATTCAGAAACGCGAAGGTATGATTGCTGAATTTCATCACATTTACGGAGCCCTCCTAGTCGAGGTCAACTCTGACGGCAATTGGTGGGTTCGTCAGTTAAATTACGATGAAGGCACTGGCACAGTTCAGGATTTGCAAGTGCTCGCCGAAGACGGCGAGATCGTGATCGATGGCGAGCATTCGAAGGCGCCGGTCGAGGCGATCACGTGGGGAGACTTGCACGGCACGATGGCGGATGAGAAAGTCGTTGATGTCTCGCTGACCATGCTTGATACATTGAAGCCGAAATATCAGTTTCTACATGACGTGCTACAAGGCACTTCGATCAATCGTCATGTTGTAAAGAATGGTGCGAAGAATAGTCCGCACTACACGTTTCATCGCTGGCTGCGTGGCTTACACCGTGTCGACGAAGAGTTTCGCCGCACCGCGGAAGTAATTAAGAAGTTCTTCCGCTCAGGTACTTTGGCGCTCGCACCGGATGCAAATCATGATGGCTGGTGGTTGAACTCTTGGTTGAACCGCTATGATTATCGTGTCGACCCGGCGAATGCCGAATTCTATTTGGACTTGCAAAATCACGTGTACAAGACATTGCGCGCCGGTCAGAAAGATGAGTTGATGCCACGCGATATCAACATGATGCAGTATGCGTTCAGCAAGTTCGGTATCGGGAAGAGTGATCTTCGATTCTTGCTCTCGGATGAGTCGTTCAAAACCTGCGATGGTAAAATTGAAAACGGCATGCATGGTCACTTGGGCCCGAAGGGTACACGTGGCACGCCTGAGAATTTGGCTAAGATGGGTCGTAAAGCGAACACTGCACACACGCATGCGACCGGAATTTACAATGGCTTGTATGTAGCGGGCACAACGAGCAAGTTGAAGTGGACTTACAATTGGGGTCCGAGTGATTGGACTCATAGCCATATCGTGACGTATCCGAACGGGAAGCGTTCGATCATTACAATCTATGCGGACAAGTGGAGAGCGTGATGAGCAGTAGTAAGAATTTTGAGCAGGTGGAGGCGCGATGATTTGCATCACATGCAAATTGGATAAAAGTAGTCTTGAATTTCGTATATCTTACACAGAGTGTAAAGATTGCGTAAAAACTAGAGACTTTAAGAACCACACGAAGAGCAACCCGAAGAGCAACCCGACTCGCACGCCGGAGTATTTTGAGGCCCTTGATTGGGTAAAGGAAAATTATCCTGGTCGTCGTGTCGGTTTTTGGGCTTATCCGTTGTGGGAGGCCGCACATCCTGGGAAGAAGTGGGCTGATCTTCGCACCACACAGGAAGCGATTGAAGTAGGTGAAGAGGAGATAGATTTTCCTCTTCGAAAACAATCTGCTCGGACCTTCGGAGACGCAGATGCCCCGTCAACAGAACGCATTGTTGTTCCTGGCCCGGTCGCGGTGAAGCACGAGCATTTTGATATGCAGAAAGCCATTGAAGAGCGTGTCACTGGCTCACTCGCAGAGAAAAACACCATCGATTCGTTGTTTGAACAGATGAGTGGCGAGATAAAGCCGTATCCGACCTCTGGTGCGTTCGATCAAGCGATTGGGAAGCTTATTCGCGAGCGAGCATCAGAGGCAGCGAAGGAATTGGCCTTTATTACTGACATGAAACCAAAAACAAACGGTCTTGCTCTCAAGGCTCTTGGCTTAATTGGGGCGACGTGGATTTATCAAACACCGGAGAGAATGACGATTTATAATGACCAGTTCGCTGGCCCCTCTACTCGGAAATTTGTTGATCGTTACAATGGAATTCAAGCATGAGCGAGTCAAATCGCACCCCTAAAGTTTCAAAGCCTAAGAGAATCCGTTTTTTCAACGGACTCCTTAGCTGTATTCGATGCCGCCAGCAGTGGCGAGCAAACGACCTGAATGAGGAGCGTAAGGTCGTGAAATGCCCGGTATGCGCCGCTCCAAATGATGTAAAGGAAGCTCGAAAGCGGGCAGGAGAATAAAATGGCAAAGAAAGAGAATAAGAAGTTTGATATTTGGGTCCGTCGAGATCATTTGTTCACTGCAAAGATCAAGGCAGACACGTTGGAGCAGGCACTCGAGATTGCAAAATCAATGTCAATCGATCAGCTAGTGGAGGCTCCAGGTGAGACAGTCGATAGTGAGCACAAATTCACGGCTGTGATGGAGAGCTAGTCATGCAAATAGTTCTCGGTCTCGGACATAAAGCACGTCACGGTAAAGATAGTTTTGCTCGCGCCGTGGAGGATTACTACGGCACGATCAACGCGGTTATGCTCAAGCACGGGCATGGAAAGCCAGTAATTGCGCAAGTCACAGCGTTTGCTAACGCGCTCCGCAAAGAGGTTAATGATTGGCTGGTGACTGATAGTGGGAAGAAGTGGGCGTCCGGATATGATAAAGTTTCTTACGGTGTTTTCCCAGAATCAAAAGGGCCGATGGCACTCATTCCTGAGTGGGTTGTGCCGGACCCAAAGCCTGAGATCAGTCCAGCGACTCCTCTTGGAAAGCATCCAAAACTTTTGCAGTGGTGGGGCACCGAGTATCGTCGTGCGCAAGACGGACAGTATTGGGTGAATAAGTGGAAACAGTCTTTGAATCCACTCGCGGATATCGTCATTGCGACCGATATGCGCTTCCGTAACGAGGCCGCAGTAGTGAAGGAAGTCGGTGGCTACACAGTGAATGTAGTTCGCTTAAACCAGGACGGCACGGTCTATGTTGACCCAAGTCGATCGGCGACGCATCCTAGCGAGATCGACATGGACGGGTACAATTACGATTATGCTATTCATTCAAAGGATGCAGCACTAACTGGAGAGTTCGCAGTTACGCTCGTGCATTTTCTAAGAGCGCGAGCGACGAAAGGGAAAAATTGAAAGAAACTTGTATCGAGACTTTCACCGGAGTGCTATTCGATTTCTTGAATCCAAAGCCAGAGATGGTGAGGATTGAGGATATCGCTCACGCTCTCTCGCAACTACCACGTTATACGGGGCATTGTAAATTTCCGTATCCGGTAGCACAACATTTGCGAGTTGGCAGTTACTTTGTTCCGGAGGAGTTCGCATACGATTACTTCTGTCATGATTTCTCTGAGGCGTATTTGAACGATATGAGCCGCCCGTTGAAGCACTTTACCAAAGCGGGCGAAGAGTATAGAAAGATTGAACGTCGCGTACAAGGCGTCATTGCGGACGTTCTAGGATTCTCGAAAGTTGAGCCGCCGATTGTTAAAGTGTATGACACTCGAATGCTTTACACAGAGAAAATGCAGTTGATGCCAAGCCGCGTGTTCCGGCATGAATGGGCACACATACCGGAAGCGTCTATATCTCTTCCGATCACTTTACAATACGCGGACTTTTGGGAGCAGAAAGAATTGTTTCTCAGAAGATACCACGAACTCAAGGAGAAGCAATGCCAATTACAGACAGTATGATTCGTATCATCAAGTGTGACGCTGAGGGTTGCACAAAACCACAACTCACGTTTGATCGCAAGGAAGAACAGCAATTTTTCGCAAAACCGGAGAACACCTGGGTGACTGGCATGCGTCTTGTCCAAACCGCGGATGGTCGCCAGTTTATGTATTGCTCGGATGAGTGTGAAGTAAAAGGTGCAGCGACCGGCAAGCATAACCTTCCGGAGCCGAAGAAGATTATCGAGACTGGCAATGCGGCAGCAGTGGCCGCGGCGGCAAAGCTAGCAGAGGCTCGCACAGCGGCCGAGAAGGCCGTTCGTGAAGGCACTGGCGGCACCATTCAGATCACAAACTAATGGTCCCCATAGAAGCCACCGCGCCGCAACCCACACCACAGGTTCGTATTCTGCGGTTCACCGGCAAAATTTCGTGGGAAGGTCAGAGTAATGGCCTTCCTGAAGAAATTTATGCGTTCGAAGCTTATGATGCAAGCCTTCCATCGCAGGCCGTAACCCAAATCATTGAGAAGAGTCTCTCATTGATGAAACATCTCGGTGGGATGGCAGTGCAACGTAACCAAGGCGCTCTTATTGACCCTCAAGCAACGATTTTAGATCGCATATTTGTTCCCTGGCATTGGATTGTTTACGTTCATCCGGAAATCATGGTGCTTGGAGCTAGTATGCCCATCCCAGATGAAGCCGGTGTGGAACGTTTACCGAACGGAACACAGGCCCTCAAAAACTAGGAGACGTGATTTGTCCTTAACCTTTGGAGAGTTAGAATGATCGTCGTTGGACTGGATTTAGAAACAACAGGACTCAACAAGGTCGCTGATAGACCAATAGAAGCGTGTGTGACTTTGTGGACTACAAATTTTCATCGTAGTCTTGATTCTCGTTCTCTTCTTATCCAGTCCGACGGAGTTAAGATTCCCGCCGAAGTTACTGAGAAGACCGGCATCACGCAATCAATGGTTGACAAGTTTGGTTATACGCCAAGCGAAGCCTATGAGGAAGTGGTTAATTGGATAGAACGCTCAGAAGCGATAGTAGCATTCAATGGCCGTCGATTTGATCTTCCGATATGTAAGAATTGGGCATCTCGTCTAGGCTTCAAGTTTCCTGAAAGACCAATAATTGACCCATTCGCTGACCTGCCGATGCCGGGACAAGAACTGATTACGATGTGCGCGAAGAAAGGCATTTTCTACAGCACGCATGAAGCTGGCGCCGACGTGGGCGCAATGCTTGCTCTTATGAGTAAGTTTGATTTCCCGTTGGTATGGGAAAGATCGCAGAGCCCGGTCCTGGTGATTCGTTCGATGCAAGGCCGGAATGAGAATGAAAAAGTTAAGAAGCACAAGTTCCGCTGGAACCCCGACAGGAAGATTTGGTGGAAAGCTGTAAAAGAAATTGACCTTCCCACGTTATCAAAACAAGTGAACAACGAGTTTGGTCTAGAACAGCTTGACCTGAATCCTGAAGATATGGAGACAGACGGATAATTAAAGGAGAAAACATGCAAATTTCACAAGGTAAGATATTTGAAAAACCAACAGGCGGAACATACATCGGCACAGTCATTGACTTGGTCGACATGCCTGCCGCAAAGGACCCACGCACCGGTCAGCCAGCTTTGGTGATTGTGGCTGGCGTAGCAGTTCCAGCAAAGGATAAAGTCCGTATTCAGTGGGTGCTTGCGTATGAAAACAACGCACCTTACCTGGATAAGGAAGGCGCGTCAATGACGATTACAGGTTTTTACAATGCTGTGATCGCTCCGAAATCGAAGTTGAGTAAAGCGCTTGTTGGAATTCTCAGTGGACAAGTGCCAGTCATTCAAGCGACGGAGCAATTGGAGCAGCTTGTGCTCGGCCGTTCAAACCGCTTGATGATTACTCAGGAACCCGATCAACGAAATCCGAACGAACTTTTCAGCAACATCGTCGGCATCCTTCCGCTCAATCCAGGCCAGAACCCGGTGCCAGTGCCACAAGGTTTTGTTCGCGCGAAGTTCCGCACGAAGCAAGTGGCGGGACCACAAGGCACACCTGTGGCTACATACCCAACTCGTGAAGCGGCTACTGCCGCTACCACGCCGGGCGGCAACAACGTCAGTTTGGCTCGCCCGCCCCAGACAGTCCCAGGCCCAGAAGCATTCTAAGTTTCCCTCGGCGGTGACACCTACCTAAAGTGGTGTGGCAGGTCGGAGAGAACGGCCTAATTTTCTTCCCGAGGTATAATGACTAATTTTCGTGAGATAGCCGAACCGCTAGCTAAGATGGGCGTGCCAATGACGCCAGTGCGACCGGGCACCAAACGAGCCTTCCTTCCGGACTTCCCTACCACTGCGACAACTGACCTTGATCAAATTTACGTTTGGGATGCGCAATACCCAGACCATAATGGTGCCTGCGTTGCTCGTGCTGAGCCCGGCGGCGTCTTCTTTTGGGAAGTAGATTCTGCGGATGTTTTGCCTCGTATTAAAAACGACACCGGCCACGACGTGCTTTCAGAGATCAACACTTTCCGTGTTCGTTCACGCCCGGGCCGTGGTCACTTTTATTTTCGTCACACTCCTGCCACAATCGGAACATTGCCGAATCTTTCTCAAACTTATGTAATCGGGCAAGACTGGTCGCTGCGCACAAATCGCGAGTATGTTGTGGCACCGGGCAGCATCCATCCGGATACTGGCAAACTCTATGAGGTATTAAATCCTGGAACACCGATTGCGGACGCACCACAGTGGTTGATTGACTGGCTGCTCACGCAGAAAGTTCAAAAGCACAGCGCCCCACAAGGCGCTAGTACACTTGAGACCGTTCGTAATGCGGCCGGTCGCATCCCTCACGGCAGTATTCATGGCTGGATGCTTACGCAAGCGGGCAAGCTGCGCCAACAAGGTTTGACCCAAGACGAGATCGAGCCGATTCTCCTGCGCCTTACGCATGAAAATTGTGAGTCGCCAATCGATGACGCGAAAGTCGCACAAATGGCGAAATCGATTTGTATTTACGAACCGGGCCGTGATACTTCTCTCATTTTGAATCAAGCTATTCCGCAGCCGCCTTCCCCGGTTGAGTCCGAGGAAGAAATCGATTTCTCAGAAGCTGAGTATCCGGTATTTCCGAAATGGGTTATGCAGGGCACCAGTATTTATGAAGGTTTTGTTAAACCATACTGTGTAAAGAACAGTCGCATCGATTACTTCATGTGGATGCCGACGGCTGTTATGATGATGAATTACTTAGGCACCAAGGTGAAAGTGCCATTCAAGTCATGGAAGCCTTCATTCTACCTTGTGTTCATTGGTGAGAAGGGTCGCGCACATAAGTCATCCTCTATCAAAGATGGTAT